CATTTTTCTACTATCTCCCTAAGAAGTTCTTTAATTTCTGACATTTCTTCTTTTAAAGTATTTATGTCATTAAGAGTATTACTAAATTGCTTAGAGAAATTTTTTGAAGCTGGTTTGTCTGTATTGACAATAGCTCCCGTTGAAGAATCTCTATATAGATTTTCGTGCCCCTCAACTTTTAAGTAATGAGTATTCATTAGTAAGAACTAACTGCCCGAAGGTCTTGAATTTTGGGAGGATACACTGGGTCATCTGTCTTCATGACAATTTTAATAGCAAATGATGTAAATTCAGAAAGATTAGATACACTATATTTAAATTCTTGATATGATTCCTGTTTTTCAAATTGTCCCGAAATTGTATTAACTGGATTAGCAATAATTTTAATATCAGGACTACCATCAACATTAAAATATTGCCAATTCAAATCATCAAAATTAACTTCCGAAGAAGATTCTTTATATTTGTAAAGAACTTTAATATTTTCTACATTTTTGACACTTAAAGTCAAACGAACATCTAATCCAGTTGAAGTATTTGCTAACGTAATTTCTTTAGTTACATATTTTGCCAACCCAGAAGTATTTTTAGAATTATTTTCTGGAGAATAATCAATACCAGAAGTAAATGACATTTCTGCTACCTCAGCAAATAATTCGTTTCCAGGAGAAATGCCTTCATAGAAAAGAACATCAGAAACTCTAAAAATATCTGGGTCTTGAAGAACTGAGTTATCTTTTCTGGTAAATATACTACCAACAGAAAGTGGACTAGTATAATCTCCTTCAATTGGAAACTTATCATTTTCAAGAATTAATTTTTTTTCTTTAGGATCCCATTGAATTACTTTACCACTAATTTTGTTATCATATTTTCTGGTAGTGTTAAGTGGGTTAAACGCAACTACAGTAGAGTTTAGCGGGAAATTAAATTTAATTTCTGTAGGACCGAAAGAAGAAACTGTGGTGTTGACAGTTTGATTTGAAAATTTTAACGGTTCTCCTGCTTCAAATGAATTGAAGCTCGTAACTTTAACCCAGATAGTATTACCTTGAACTTTTAAAATTTTTCCAGCAGCACCACTAGTTATTCCAGTAACATTTTGATTTGAGGTAATAATATTAGAACCTGTAAAATCAAATTTATAAACAGGTAAAAATTTTAATACTTGATTTTTTTTACCAAACCTATTTTCGAAACCAGTACTGTTCTCGATCCGATTAGTAGAAAATTTTATAGATGATGTATTTAAATCAATAACTGGAGAGAGGTAAGAAACGGTAGAATTTAATTGTAATTTATAAATCAATGAGTTATTAATATTATTTAAAACTTCGTTAACTTGAGAACAAATAACTTTTTGATTTTCGAAAAAATGTTCTTGATTTAAGAAAGTTTTTTCAAAATCTGATTGTGTGTATGATCTATAGTTTTGTGTGTCAGAATCGACTGGAATAATATTTGTAGTTTTTACCGAACAATTAATTTTAGTATTTGGTAATTGTAAATAGTTAATTTGGGCATAAAGTTTTTCATATTTTTTGTTAAACGTAGCAAGAACTTGATCTCCCCCACCAAATACACTAGAACCAGCTCTACTAGGACTAACAATATTATAGGTATCTATTCCAGAATTACTAATTTTATACAATCTAGTATTTAAAGAAATATTAGAAATACCACCCACATCGCTAGCTGCTTTAAAAAATACATAAGATTTTCCGGTAGTCTCAAATCCATGATCTCTATGGTATACTTTAACTATAGAATTATTATTTTTGAAGAGATCTGAAGTAGCATTTGTATTAGCTAAAGCATAAGTCTCAAATGGATCCTTTTTAATTTTTTCGTAACCTAAATTTTTGTTAGTTAATAAAATTTCAGCTGGACGAGTAATATCAAATTCAGCTCTATAAAGAGTAAACTTAATATCTTCAAAAATATCTTCTACCCAAATATCAGTATTTTGTGACTTGTATACAGAACCAAGAGAAGGTTGTGATGTTACACTTACGTTAGTAACAATTTCTGTTTCACCTAAACGAGAAGCCCACAATGTATAATCAATAGAATCCGTTTCAATAACTAAAGCATATTCTCTATTATTTTGTAAATATACCGGATGCTCAAAATTAAATCTAGTTGGTGTTACCGAAGGAGTTTTCCCGACTTCATCTATAGCAACTCCCATACGAACAGCTAGGGTATCTATTTCAATCTCTGCTCTAATCATAGCACCACCAGATCCAGTCCCCGTTCCTCTAATAACTACCGAAGGAGCTTCTGTATAACCGGATCCAAAAAGAACTAGTTCAGCATTGTAAATAATACCATCGGAAACATTTACACTTCCAGTGCAATTACTTCCCCCTGGTAATTGAGGACTTTCAATTGTAATGACAGCACTTTCATATTTAGAACCTACGTTCTCAACTTTTAAATTAACAACTTTTCCTGAATTTTTAGCAATAGTTAATGTTAAATTAGTTCCTTGAGTATTATTGAATTGAGTTAGTGAAGGAATATCTAATACTTCATTCTCAAGAAATGAAGTGCCATTATGATTTTTTAAAACGAGAGTATAAACTTGCTCGCTGTCCAATAAAAACTCTCCTGAGGTTGTTGAAATAACATCAATATTATTTTTGTCGAGAACTTTTTCTAATGGACCAGAAGCATTAGATCTTTTTCCAGTAATATATTCGTCCTTCTTAAGTCGTAAATTGCCGCTAGCAAATACACGTAAATAAGTTTCTGGAGTGATTACAGTTTCTGATCCGGGTACAATATATTTGCCTGGTTTTCCTGTATCTGTATTACTAATATAAACTTTTACTGGAATATTTGGGCTTTTTTTATTAAAAAATAAATCAACTCCAGTTACAAATAATCCACCCTCATAATTTTCAATTTTGAAAGTTTGGGCAAGAGGATTTGGCTTTTCTTCTAAATCTGTATTACTAGCAATTAATTGAACACCTTCATTAGCTTTAAAGTATGCTGGTTTAGTTGATACAATTGATTCGGAATTTTCTGGAATAATACCAGTGGAATAAAAATTAATTTCGGCGTAAGAATCAACTGTATCTTTATTTTCGTTGGTAGGACTTGTAGTAAATCGTATAACTTTATTGCCTGTAGTAAATCTAATTTCTTCTGAAGAAGTATCGTATGATACAGTATTTACGTCGCCAGTCCAATTAGCATTTTCTCTTGGAGCTTTTCCTGAAGGAATTAAAATTATACCACTTGCGTTACCATTATTGTCAGTAATAATTGGAGAATTAAAAGCAGACAAAGAGTTACCAGGAATACCAGTAAATCTAATATCAGGAATTACCCAACGATTAATTTTTCTACCATCCATGAAAATATAAATAGCTGTTTTTGGCTTCATTCTTCTGACCATAAATTTCACCGGAATACTTCTAGTAAAATACTTAATGGATGAAGCAACAGAAAGCTCTTTTACAGTGTTTGAATTAACTCCTTTGGCAATTTCGTTATTTTGTGGTGTCACATTTGACGAGCTTGAAATATTTGCTTGTCTTACGTTAGAGTTAACAAAGTCAGTATTGCTATCAGCAAATGAGTTTAAATTAAAAAATACTTTATCAACACCAACCCAGTTAACAACAAATGAATTGTATAAACTAGAGAATCCTTCTTGAACATCATCTTTGGCCAAAAAGACACTATAAAGATTAGTATTATTTTCTGTAATTAACGGAGCAATACTAGTGTCATACCATTGATCTACTATAGGTGAAATATTGGCATTACCAACATACTGAATAACCACAAATGGATTTGGGTTAATTGTTTTGGTAGCAAATGGATTGCTAATTAAAGAAAGATTTTTGTATGGAAGAGTAATTACATTATTAGTTTTTTGATAGCCAGCAATAATTCTTTGATCCTCTCTTTTATTTACTTCTTCTAAATCGAAACTACCTTCTTTAACTTGTGGTCTTAAAGTAGATTGTTGAGTATCAATGGAACATTTATAATCAGAAGATTTTAAATTTCCTACGATATGGGATTCAAAATTATCTACAACAAAACCACTTTTAAATCTATCAAGACCAATATCATCTTTGATTTGCATGTTAAGAGCCTGTTGCTCTAAAATACTTAACGTGGTGTAATATTCTAGTCGTTCAATACGCTTTTCAAGTTTCCCAATATCTCTCATTGTATAACGTTTGTTATCAACAGGAATAATTCTTACATCACTAGCATTTTTTGTATATGAAGGAATGTATATGTAATAAAGAGAAATGGCGTCATCAATGAGATCTGGCTTGGTTGGTGTTAACGAAGCATTTCCTTCTTTAACAATAAAGTTTCCTTTTTTATCTAAAAATACTCCATCAATTCTATCAAGATATCTTGTCTCGTTAAATGAGATGGTAAATTCTAGATTATCGTCACTAGCGGGGGTGCTAGAAAAAGTTCCTCCTGGCCCAGTAAAATTAATGTAATTTGGTTGAGAAATAAATGACTTATCTTGAAATCCAGTTACAATAACTGTGCTGTCAACTTTTGGTCTAAAATCAAATACGTCTTTTAGCGAAATAATACCATGAACTGAGGAATTAAACGAAGGAACTTCTTCTGGAATTACTCCAGCTTCATGTAAATAAGAATCTACTGTACAAAAATCTCCTTGAGAATGCTCAAAATAATCAAAGGCTACAACTAACTGACCAACCGGCGCTTCGAGTCCAGGTTTCAATACTAAACGAGAAACGTCATATAACGTATCACGTTGCCCATCATCAAATGTAAATTTATTAGTTACATCAGTTCCCCTAATTAAATTACCATTGCTATCTACACTAGGGGCGGCTGCTGTTGTCCCTTCGTAAACATACCTTAATTTATAAACATCCGAATAAGAATTTATTTCTACTTCGTTGGTGTCATAATCCTGACCTCTTAACGGAATAACTAAATCTTTATTACTCTTAATAATAATACGTTTATTATTAATTGAAGTTTTTAATTTGGGCTTAGCTTTACTTACTTCTAGTGTGGCAGTAAGTTTTAATTTAGGAAAATTTGTA